GAGATGGAGTTTTTACAAATAAAAATCAACAAAGTGTATGGAATAATTTTTCTCAATCTGAAAAACAAGAAGCATTAAAAACATCTATTTCAAAACTTAGAGAGTCTGAATTTTTATTTAAACAATATAATCAAGATATTGATAGAAAGGCTGCAGATGCTTCACAAGAAGCATATGATTCATTATTAAAAAAAACTAATGGAGATACTTATGATGTTAATACTATTAATCAAATTTATTCAGATAATTCTCCTATTAAATTAGACTTATTAAAAATAAACGAAATGGTTGAATCGGATGAAATAATACCAGATAGTTCTTATAATAAAAAAATAGACATATTACAAAAAATATCAATGGGAGAAATTATTGATATTCAAAAACAATTTAAACTATCTAATGAATCAGAACCATCTTCTTTATTACAAAGAGTTATTAATAAAGAGTTATCAAAAAAAGATTTAGAAAAATTTAATACATTATTTAAACCAAATGGAGTTGATGATGGAACAAAAGATAATATGAATAAATTTTTTAATTTTATTGAAGATACTCAAATATTTGTAGCAGGGATGCCTTCGTTTAAATTTTTTGATTCTAATTATGATAAGAGATTAAATTTTTATACAGATTCAATGTACAAAAGATTTCTTATTGGATTGTCTGAAGGAGAAAATGCAGAAGATTTACTTGATGATACAAGTAAAAGTTACATAGCTAAAGACGGAATTAAATTTCAACCAAACAGAGAAGATATTGTAAGACAAGCTATTATTTTTAAAAAGAAAATGCAAGGATATGATAAAAGATTAGATGGAGAAACTATAGAGGAATATAATCTAAGAATATCAGGAAAATAATGGAAATACTAACTAAAGATCAATATAAAAACGCAGGTTTTAATGATGATGAAATTTCTGCCTTTACCTTAAAAACAACCGAAGAAAATCAAAACAAAAATACAGAAATTAATAGCAAGTATGTTGATGGTATGGATTACTTTGATTTAAAAGATTTTGATACACTTACTTCAGTTGACACAAAACCAATACAAGAATATTGGCAAGGTGTAATGAGTGAAATTAAAGATTTACCAAAAACCATTTATGGAGAAAAAAGTGAATTTATAGATCATATAAAAATAGGAGTTGGTGCTAGTAATGTTGGTCTAGGAACTGCTCTTTTTCAAGGAGAAGATTTACCAACTGCGTATCAAAGAGAATATGGTGAAGATGAAAGTTTTTTAGAAGGATTGGTTCAAAGAGGAACAACTATGGCATTTGATTTACCATTCTATATAGCAGGTGGAGCTGCTGGTAGTGCTGTTGGAGCATACTTTGGAGGACCTGCGGCTGCAAAATATACTGGTCCATTTGGAGCTGGTTTTGTAAATGGTTCAATTAGAAAAACTTTAATGGAAGCTATTCAAAAAAAACAAATTGATGAACCTGTAGATTATATGAAAATATTTTTAGAAGAAGGTGTTAAAGCTGGTGTAACAGAAGGAGCTCAATTAAGTCTTGCGTTAAATGCTCCACGAATACTAGGACCAAACCTAGGAGCTAATTATTTTGCAAAAGTTCTTACCAGATTTACTGCATTTGAAGGCTTGGGAGCTGCTATGCACGGACAATTACCAGGAGGTAGAGAGCTTGCTTATTCAGGAATTTTTTGGGGTTTATCAGGATTTGATGGTAATCGAGCTAAAATAGTAAAAGCAGAAAAACATTACAAAAAAAAAGCAGATGAAATTTATATAAAAACAAATAAAAAACCAACTGAAATTTTAATAGAAGAAAATTTAGACAGAACAATTAAAAATAATAACGATAGCATTAATACTATAATACCAAAAGCTTTAGAAAATCTTGTTCCCAAAACAACGGAAAATATTAATCTTAAAAATTTAAAAACACAAGAAAAAATAACTGAATTAAAAAAGAAAAATCAAGAAATTTATAAATTAGAAAGAGAAAAAAATAATAAAGATAACAAAGTTGGATCTAAAATTTATAAAGAAACTGTTTTAGAAGTTAGAAAAAACAATCCAGATTCTACTGTTGCTGAAATAAATCGTGCAGTTGCAGAAAAATTATCAGCTAGAACAAATAAAAAATTAGAACCAATTATATTAGAAATTAAAAAACTTGAATCAAAATTAGAAAAACCAAGTAAAGATGAAATAGATATTTCTAAAACAGAGATAATAAAATCCGAAGATCCTGCAATGCAGCATATGTTTGACAATATGGCATTTGGTACTAATAAAAATAAAATTCCAATTATAGATCAAGCAAAAGAAGCAGCACATATATTTGAATTAACACAAGTTGACTTTAGAGCTCCACTTAAAAGAGCCATGAAAGAAGCTAATATGCGTGTTAAACCTAGTATGGCAGAGTTAAATGTTTATGAACAAGCTGCACAGTTATCAAGATCAAATACTTTAGGTGATTTTTTTTTACTAAGAAAAACTCTTGATGGTAAAGGAAAAGTTAATGGTGAATCTTTGTCTGATATTTTTAAAAATATGTCTTTAAAAGATTTACAAGAATATTCAGCTTATGAAATGTCGGTGTTTAATAAAACTCTTCTTAAAAGGGGTCTTAAAACTCCATTTGAAAGTAAATTTACTGAACAAATAGTGTCTAATAAAAATTATATTAAAAAATATGAAGCTAAAAGAAAAAGAACTATTTTATTTAGAGAAAGAGTTTTAAATTATTTAAAAGAAAAGGGAAGGCTTTCTACTGAACAAGTAAAAATAATAAAAGAATATAATGAAAATTATGTTCCTGTTTTTAGAGAAATAAAAAATATGGAGGGAAGCAAAGTGGTAGGAAAAGGATCTTCTTTAAAAGGAAGAACTAAAGAAGGTAGTGAATTAAAAGTATTAGATACCTTACAATCTACAGTAGAAATAACACAAAGGTTAATTCAAGAAGCCGAAGTAAATAATTTAAGAACTAGAGTTATAGAGGATATTGTGTTGCCACAAAAAGCTAAAAACAATTCTTATTTTAACTTTATTCAAAAAATGCCAATAAAACAAAAAACAACAAAGGAAATAAGAGAAAATCTTTTAAAGGATAAAATTTATTCAAAAGAACAATTAAATTTATTATCAGATAAAGCAATTAATCAATTAGATGCTTATAGACCTAGTAATTACAATAAAAAAGATTCGTTTACTATTTACCTTAAAGATGGAACAAAAGAAAGATGGAATGTAGGAGAGGATCTTGTAAGAGCAACTTCTGCTGGTTTATCTAAAAACTTTGATTATTTACAAAAGTTTTTTAATCCTGCTGCTAGACTTACTAGAGGTGGAGCTTTATTTGTTCCAGGTTTTGTTGCTGCAAATCTTTTTAAAGATACTTTACTAGCAATGACAAGTGTTCCTGGAAAATGGATTCCTTTAGTAGATTCCGCTATAGGATTAATTAATATTTTTAGATCAAAAACTCCAGAAAAATTTGGTCAAAAAGGAATGAAAGAACTATATTTAAAATGGGAAAGCTCACTTGGTCCACAAACTTCTTTATTAAAAGCTGAAGCTATGTTGAAAGATTTACCAGTTCACAAATTATTTAATGAAGCAAAATTAAAAAATAAATTATTAGATCCTTGGGAAACTTTTATCAAAGGAACTTTAAGTCTTTCAGAGGAAGCTACAAGATTTAGAATTTTTGAAAAAGTGTACAAACTTGGTTTAAAAAAAGGATTAACCGAAGAACAGGCTATAAAAAGAGGTGGTTTTTCTGCTGCAGATTTATTGGATTATTCAAGAATGGGTACCCAAGGAGCTTACATAAATTCTTTAGTTCCTTTTTGGAATGTTACTGCTCAAGGTTTAAGAAAACTAACTGTAACAATTAAAGACGAACCTGTTAAGGCTTCTAATGCAATATTTTTATCTATTGTTCTGCCAACAATTTATGAGCAAATTTTATATGCAGATGATCCTAAATACGAAAAACAAGAAGATTGGGTAAAGTTAAATTATTGGTATGCTAGATGGAATGGTGTTGAATATAAAATTCCAAAACAATTTCAATTAGGAACTATTTTTTCAGAATTAACAGTCTCTATAATGAACCTTATGAAAAAAGATAATAAAAAAGCTTTTGATGATTTTGTTGTAGATTTTACAAAAAACCAAGTAACAGCTTTTAATCCCATACCTCAACTTATTAAACCCCTTGCAGAAATTTATCAGAATAAAACTTTTTTTACAGGTAGAGATGTTATTCCAGAATATTTAGATAGAAGTATTGAAGATCCTTATCAAGCAGTACCTTACACTTCTGAAACTATGAAGTTAATAGCAAGAGGTATTAATTCCATATTACCTGACAATTCATCTATTATTATTAATAATCCAATTTTACTTGATCATCTTGTTAGATCTTATTTGGCTACACTTGGAAAACATTTATTAAGTTTGACAGATAAACTTTTAATTGAGACTGGGGTTATAGAAGATCCTCAAAAAATGAGTTCTGAATTATCTGATTATCCTTTGGCTAGAGCTTTTGTTTTACCAAAAGTTCCAAGATGGAGTTCTTATGAAAGTAGATATTTTGAAGAATTAGATATAATTAAAAAAAGAGATGCTACAATAAAATTTCTTGAAAAAAATAATGATTTTGAAGAAGCTGCCAAACTAAAACAAAAATATCCATACGATTTAGCAGCGTTAAAAGCAAATGAAAAGGCTTATCAAGATATTAGAAAAGCTATTATAAAAATATCTAACGCAAAACTAGAAGTATTATTAGATGCTGATATATATAAGACATTGACAAAAATAGAAAAAGAAGAAAAAATAGATGCTTTAAAGGATGAAAAATTTGAACAAATTAGAAAATTAAGAACTTTACAAATATTTATAGCGGCACAAGGTCTAAATATGATGAATATTAAAGTTGCCATGCCAGAAGAAAAATAGTATAGAGAGTTAATATGACAGTATCAAGCACAACAGTAAAAAATTCATACTCAGGCAATGGTAGTAACGATACTTTTGTTTACGGATTCAAGATTTTTGCAGACACAGACTTAGAGGTAATT